TTCTTTTCTTATGTATGTTTGCGTACAGACTCATTAAGGTCTCCTTAGCTTTTTCTTATAGTTTGACACATTTTTTACTTTCTTTTTAGTTCTTTTAGCCATTCAACATCTTCTCTTTAAGCCTTACTGCTCGGTCTCCAACTTGAGTAGCCCACTTACTGTCCATCATTTCTGCAGCCGCTGTTTCCCAGTTTTCGTCTTTTGCTGCGGCTAAAAACTTTTTAAACTTACTCAGCCTAGGATAGCCTAAGTTAAAACACATGTTAGCTAATACACGTTGTCTTGTATCGTTTAAGCCACGCCACCATTGCAAATTCTTATCTAGTTCTTTGCATACTATGTCCACGTCTGCATTTAAACAATCTTTAACTCTTTGTTCTGATACAGGGGTTCCCAAAGGCTGTCCCCACTCTTCATCACTTTCTGTAATTAAATGACCTACACCAAAAGTAGCGAATCCAAGATGGTCATTATAAATCTCATGAATAATGCCCTCATCTAACATAAGCTCTTCTAATAACTTAACTCTGTCCATCATATTGTTATTGTTGTTGCTCCACCTGTTGATACTGTAATTTTGCCTAAAGAAGCAACGCCTTCTACTCCGAACTGTTCTCCCTCGTAAAGTGTTATCCATTGCTCACCATTCCATAGTTGTAACTCTTGTGCAGTTAAGTTCCATATAATATCACCCTGTTGAAATTGGTTTTCATTACGCTGTGTTTCATTAACTGAAAGAGTAGAGTCTATATCTACTTTACCTAGACTAAGTTCTAACACCCTAACCAATCTATTAAATGTTTCAGGAGATATTTCGCCTATGGCTATTGGAAGTCTTGTTTCTAAAATTTTAGCCATTATCTTCTACCGTTTACTTTCAAGTCCATACGAGTAGCTCCTACTCTAAAACCAACACCTAATCTTGCTCCTACACTATTATCATCATCGGACTCTATTCTTAGTGCCGCTTGTCTAGCCCTAAGTCTAGTGTCTATTTTTGTAGTTGTTGCTGTGCAAGTGTTTGTTGAGTCTGTTGCTAGACTTTCTCCTGGATAATTTCTTTGTTTCAGTACAAAGTTAATTGTCTGGCCCGAACCTCCGCTCCCTGTAAATTTTACATCGGGTATGATTCTACTGATGGCTTGAAACTGGTCTCCGTTCCCTAGTGCAAAGTCACTGGACTCTATAAATACGTTATCCATCGGAGAACCATCATCGTCATTTCCCGTTTCATGGTTGTATAAGTAGCCTGTATTGCTTGTGGTGTATGTGGCCATCGGAGTGTCAAATATCCCTTCGTCCAACCATGAACTTCTCGTAAGCTGGCCTATTGTCCAAACTTTATCCTCATAATTAAATACGACATACCTATCAATAACACTAGAACTAGAAGAACAGTAGAACCATCCTACTTCATCAAACTCTTTGTTCACAAAACCAAATACTTGAAACGCTTGTCCTTCGTTAAAATCACTAAACACATAGTTTTGAACAGTGCATGGAATATCTGTAACTGCTCCGTTGTAGGTGTAAAAACCTTTCTTATCCATCCAAAAAATACCTTTGGGTGTGTTGATTGCTCCGTTTGGAGATATCAATCCAACACCTTCGTTAACTAAATTTATGCCAAACGTAAACGGCTGGCCAATGAAAGTCATAGAATATAAAGCTGTGTCTGTCCAGATTAAGGTTTCTTGTCTTGCTCTAACCGCTCCTACAATTTGAGATCCCGCAGATAATCTAAAAGATCCTGCTGTATTTGTAGATAAAGGTTCCCAAACAGCTGCGTTTTCTTGGTCGCTCCAAGCCACCAGCATAGGATCTAATGATCCTGAACGTGAGCTACCTGATATTGGATCGGCACCTAAACAAACAACATGTCTATCTATGTCACTTACTAACACTTGTAAAGCTTCGGTTGGAGGTAGATTCGCTCCTGCTAAACTTGTTAAAGGTATTGCTCTAGTCGTCCCCAATGTAGCTGCGCTAGTATCAAAGTAATACACTCCGCCAGCTCGTACATTCATGACTAAATCTTCACCGAAATTATCATGCGACCATAATCTTAATTGATTTGCAGCGGTTATGGCTGTAGCCGATCCCCAAGTGCCTGCTCCCCAAGTGCCTGCTCCCCACCCTGTAGATTCTACAAAGCTATCTAGCCCCACGTTAATTTGATATGCACCTACAACAGAACTACCACCGTTACCGCTATCACTAGCATTTGCTGTAACTGTAGTCCCAGAAGTGTCCTTAGCTGTAATTGTATAAGTGTTTGCTCCTGTAACTAAAAGTATTTGATACTCTTGATTTAATACAGCAGCAGTTACATTGCCGCCCAAAGTAGACGCACCACTAAAGGTTACAAAATCATTTGTAACTGCTCCGTGGCTTGTGTCCGTTACAGTTATAGTAGAGCTGCCATTAGTAGCTGCGAAAGTTACATCGCCTGCTGCGGTAGTAACTCTTAGAGGGGTAATATCATAAAAGTTGTCCCCTTCTTTTACGTAATATTTCCAAGTGGCTCCTAAGCCTAAGTATTTGGTTAAAGACAAATCTACCCAAGCATGAAGAGCTCTGACGGTAGATTGATAAGTATTTAAAGTAGCTTTAGCCCAACCTCCAATTTTTTCTGGAAGTCCTTTACGAAATCGAACAAGATTAGCGTCAAACCATCCGCCATCATTAGAATAGTCTGTTCCCTCGCGATTTATTCCTGGTCGAAATATAAATTTTTCTAATGCCATCTTTCATTTATATTAATTTGTCTACACCTAAAGAAGCTGCGGTCAGACCATATAAGCCCCACATAATATACTCAAGTCTTCTAAACTTAGCAGATCCTTCGTCTAGTCTTTTTTCTATGTTCTCATAGCGAATAGCACATTCTTTTTCGTGTGTGCTAATTTGGTGTATTGCGTCTTTAGCTGTAGCCATTATTTTTTCTTTTTAGGCCTACCTCTTTTCTTTTTCTTTTTAACAGTTGTGTAGGCTTCATTTACATCGGGAGTAGACTTATCGTCTGCAACAAACTTTCCTTCTTCGGTTCTTGCTCTTACAGTTTTTTCTTCTGTACCTCTAACTTTTTGCCAAAACTTTTTTACAAAGTCAAAGTAAGAATCTGGTAGCCACCTCATTGTTTTGCCTCTTCTTCAGGTTCTTCTATAACTTCTAAAGTGCTTTGATAGCCAACTAAAGCTGTAACTCTAATATCTAATTGATATTGTAGTTGAGCCATTTGCTCTTGAAGATTTTGAATCTCTTGTTGCAAAGTTTCGGTATAAGCGATTCTTTGTTGTAATTGAGGGTCTACAGGTTGCTCTGTAGTTTCAGTTGTTTCTACTGCTTTCTCTTCAGTCATTTTTTATCCTTATGAATTAGCCGATATGTAAGCTTTACCAGTTGTAACTCCGCCACTACAAGTAGTTTTTTTACTTGAAGATGAACCTTTTACGTTAGGTGTATCATCATCTGAATCAACAGGTTCGTAAGCTAGTATAGTTTCTAAGTGGTCAACATTACGTTGTACTACTGCATTTATATCATCTTGTGACCAGTCACCTGCTACAGCGTTTCCGTCTGCGTCAGTTGTACCACCTGCATAAGATGACTTATTACCATTAGTATTGATGTCGTTGATAACTGTTACGCTATCTTCTGCTGCTGTTAGCACTTCTGCTACTGTTTGAGCCATATTATTCTCCGTTTAATTTACTTTCTAATTCTTCGACTTTTGCCGAAAGTTCTTTGACTGCATTGACAAGATACCAAGTCATATTATCTGCATCTACAGTCATTACACCTGTTGATTCTGTTGTAACCATGTCAGGTAAAATCGTTTCTATTTCTTGTGCAATTACACCTAACTGTATGCCCTGTTTATCTATAGCATCGCTTTCTGTTAAGCCATCAGATATTTCTTCAGGTAATTTATACTCAAAGTTTCTTACCTGTATGTTTTTAATTTTTTCTAAGCCTACATTGTTATCTACGATATTCTTTTTAATTCTTATATCAGAAGTTTGAGACCAAGTAGTTGAGTTATTACCTTGATATACTGCACCACCATTAGGACTTATAAAACCTGTATTAGAACCTTTACCTGTTGTAGCAGCAGAAGCACTTTGTCCTGCAACTACAATACTAGAAGTATCTCCTACAGCACTAGGAATTGCTCCATATCCAATTAAAGTATTACCTGCACCTGTAGTTAAAACATTACCACCATACTCTCCTGAGTTTACACCAACACAAGTATTACGAACTCCTGTAGTTATATCTGCCCCTGCACTATCCCCTAATGCTACATTTTGAGTTGCTGTTGTAAGGTCTGATAAGGTATTTGTACCAACAGCAGTATTAGAACCTCCAGTAGTTGCAGCATCTAAAGCATATACACCTAGTGCTACGTTTTGACTTGCCGTAGTGTTTGAGCCTAAAGCCAGATAACCCATAGCTACATTTGACCCACCTGTGGTCATTTGTCGTGCGGATTCGTGTCCTACAGCCGTATTTAATGTACCTGTAGTGCAGTCTCCTAAACTGTCATAACCTATAGCTACATTAGCGTTTGCAGTCGTGTTTGCTTCAAGTGCATAACTACCAAGAGCAACATTGTAAGAACCTGTAGTGTTTGATACTAAAGACTGAAACCCAACTGCGGTGCAGTGAGATGCTGTTGTATTCGCTTGTAATGTTTGCATACCACATGCTGTATTGGCAGTTCCAATAGTGTTTGCACCTAAAGAACTTGTACCTACAGCAGTATTATTTGATGCTGTTGTATTAGCGTCTAATGCACTACTACCAATAGCTACGTTATTTGCTCCAGTTGTAGTTACAGCGAGAGTATTGTGTCCAACAGCAGTATTTTCATTTGCAGTTGTAATTGCACCGCCCGCATCTTTACCTATACCTATGTTATGCGAACCAGTTGTAACTGCATCTAATGCGTTAGCCCCAAAAGCATGATTATTTGTTCCTGTAGTGTTTGCCAATAAAGCACGTCTACCAACTGCTGTGTTATTAGATGCGGTTGTATTATTAGCTAGTGCATTTTCTCCAACAGCTACGTTGTAATCACCAGTTGTATTGCCAGTTAAAGAACTTTTACCTACAGAGGTGTTTTCTGCACCTGTAGTATTTGCATCAAGTGAAACTGCTCCTACCGCAGTATTGTCTGCACCTGTAGTGTTTGCAACCATTGCATTATGACCAATTGCGGTATTGTTAGAAGCAGTCGTATTATAGAAAAGACTGTCTTGCCCTACTGCTACGTTAGTCCCGCCCGTAGTGTTTGTAAACATAGCACTCGTGCCAATGGCTATGTTAGCCGAGCCCGTTGTTGTTGCCCCTGCGGCACCGACTCCCACGGCAACATTGTTTACCCCTGTAGTATTAGCGTCTAAAGCACTAGCACCTACAGCTACGTTTTGTACTCCTGTAGTGTTTGATACTAAAGAGTTATAACCAACAGCAGTATTGTTTGATGCTGTAGTTGCAGTAAATAAAGTTTGATAACCTAAACCAACATTATTAGCACCTGTTGTAATGTTTGCAAGAGCAGCCTGTCCTACTGCTGTATTTTCAGAACCTGTTGTGTTATCAGTCAGGGCATCATAACCAACTGCGGTGTTGTTATTTGCCGTTGTATTAGCATCTAAGGCATTAGCACCAACCGCAGTATTTCTTGTTCCTGTAGTGTTTGTTACTAAAGAGTTATAACCAACTGCTGTATTGTTAGCAGCTGTAGTATTATTTTCTAAAGAGCTAAAACCAATAGCAGTATTATTAGCTCCTGTAGTATTGTCAAATAAAGAGGCATAACCTATACCGACATTAGAACTAGCAGTTGTGTTAGCTCCAAGTGCAACATAACCTATTGCAACATTATAATTACCAGTAGTATTAGCATCTAATGCTCCTGAACCAAATGCGTTATTTTGAATACCTGTAGTGTTTGCTTCTAAAGCAGAATGACCTACTGCTGTATTATTAGCTGCTGTAGTGTTTTGATTTAAAGAACCGTAACCTATTGCAGTATTTGAAGCACCTGTTGTATTAGAACTTAAAGCTGCATAACCCACTGCTGTGTTGTTAGAAGCTGTAGTATTAGCATCTAAAGTTAAAGCACCTACTGCTGTATTACTTGCTCCTGTCGTATTTAAAATCATAGAAGCAACACCAATGGCTGTGTTGTAATTGGCAGTTGTGTTTGCACCTAATGCTTCACTTCCTACTGCTGTATTAGCAGCTCCTGTTGAATTAGCATCCAAGGCTTGATAACCTATACCAACATTTTCTGTTCCTGTGGTGTTTGCTACTAATGCTGAAGTACCTACTGCTACTCCTCTATTTCCTGT